CGAGGTTCTGATTGTGCAGGGCCCCCATCACGGCGGAGACCGGGTCGAAGGGGTCGAAGTCAGGCTTGCTCATTTGGTCAGAGGGCGGGGGGTGGGGGAGAAGGCAGGGGCGGCAGGAGAAGAGGCCGCAGAACGGAAGCCAGAGGCCACGGCGCCGTCATCGTCAAGGTCGACCGAGATGCCGCACGCGGTCTGGATGGACTGCCGGCGGATGTAGGTGATGGCCCCGCCGATTTGCTGGGCGGTCAGACCCTCGGCCTTGACGAGCAGGGTGCCGAACTCAAAGCGTTCCCCGGATGCATGCAGGAAGGCGGTGGACACGCCGACCTTGCCCTCCTGGCTGACGAGCGTCTGGATCAGGGCGAGGTCATGGTCGAGCAGGACCGGCTTGATGGCGTCGAGCAGCGCGTCGAGGGAGACGTACTTGGCTTTGAAGGCGGGGTTGATTTTGTTGGCCTTAACGTTGTCCAGGGCGGCGAGCGCTTGGACGAGAGAGGCGGTGGCGGAGGATGTGGGCTGTTTGCTCATGGTGGAGATTATTTGGCGGCTTCGGCCTTGGTGACTTCACCGGCCTTGATGGTGGCCTCGATGTCGGCGAGGGACATCCGGGTGTAGTCGGGGACGAAGAGGTTGTAGTAGGTCACGCCGTTGCGGACGGTCGGGGTCAGGAGGCGGGCGACCTTCTGATCAGGTAAAACGATGTAGGACGAGTCCGCGATGATGCGGTAATCGGCGGGGAGTTTGGAGTCTTTCTTCATGTGAGGGGAGAGGTTACAAAAGGGAGGGGGTGGTCGAGTTATGTAAACTCAGTTGATGGCGCCGCGGGTGGCGGAGTCAAAGATGAGCAGGGCGTCGGCGTTCCAGAGGGTGACGTCCTGCGTGGGGAAGAGTTCGGCAGCGCGGGCCTTCAGCTTGTTCTTCCACTGGGTCGTGGTCAGTTCGCCCTTCGTGCCACAGGTGTGCGTCTTCTGCCAGATGGCCGGGCGGATGCGGTGTATCTTCCAGCCCATGGCGACGGCGGCGCCGTAGAGGACGCCCGTGTTCCACATCAGTTTGCCGATGGCGGAGCCCGGGATGTTCTTGCCGGCGAACAGCGGGGGCTCTTCGAGGTAGAGGCTGACGTCCTTGGCCTTGCAGCTGAGATCGGCGAGCAGTTGGCAGACCTCGACATCAGAGCCGGGCATCTTAGCGCACTCCACGGGGTCGCCGTCTGCCGACCAGACGATGCCGCCGTTTACGCCAGGGTCGATTGCCACGATGAGATGAGCCACGGCAAGACCCTTTAACGCGGCTTGGCTAAGGACAAGCGGAAAAGGTTGGCGACGCGGAAAGCGTAGCCGTTGGCCCGGAAGCCTTGGGAGCGGGCGGCGGTCCAGCCCACGTTCCAGACCAGCGCCATCTGTTCGGGGGTCGGGTCGGTCATGCCGACGCGGTGGAAGTTCGCCCTGATCCAGCGGAGGTGCGAAGCGGCGACCATGTCCTGCGCCGTAGCGTCGCGCCACTTAGACCAGGGGAAGGCGTAATGGCCCTCGGCCTTGAGGCGGGCGGAGGCGTCGTCCCAAGCGGCCTTGCCGACCTGATACTGGCCACGCTCACCGGCCTTGCCGATGGCCTTGCGGTTATGCCCGGACTCGACCGCGGCGACGGCCTCGAGGAAGGCGGCGTCGGTCTTGGCTTGGGCGTTGAGCCCGAGGAGCAGCAGGGCGACGACGGAGAAACGCTGGTTAAGGGTCATGGCTGTTTGTCCTCCTTGACGGCGTTCCAGGCATTCATCGAGCCCCACCATGCGTCATACTGAAAGTTGTCGGCCATCTCGTTGCATCCGATTTCGAGCATAGACTTGTAGAGGCCGTCCCCGGCCTTGGTCAGCCGCTCGACCTGTGCGGATGCGTCACAGCACATCCCGTGTTCTCGGTCGATTGCATCAGCACCGACAAGGGCGGTCAGGCGCTCGACCTCGGCCTTGAGGGCGGAGTTCTCCTTGTTCAGTTCGCCCACGCGGCGCATCATCGTCAGTTCTAGGTCGCTCATACGCGTCTAGGGACTTGTGATCCGGCGACCTCGAAGCCGTCGAGCTCGTAGGAGTACTGGATGCCGACCCAGCCACCGGCGGCGGCGTAAGCCTGGAGCGATACTTTCACGGCGCCGTCTTCGTGCAGGGCTTCGTGATAGTGGTGCAGGAGTTTCTTCATGCGGCCGGAGGCGATGGCCGTCTTGTTGGAGCAAATATCGAGCGTCAAAATTCGCTCATTGATTTCATATACCTCGGAAAGCAGGGCGACCATGCCGTCGAGGTGCTTGAAGTTACTCATGGGGGTGAGCGTCGGGGGTGATGGCGCCGCGGGTGATGCTGTCTTCGAGGCGGGCGATGACGCGCTCGTTGTGCATGGCGACCTCGTAGGCCCGGTCGTGCTTGGCGATCCAATGCTCGCGGGAGTGGGCGAGCCGGGTGACCTCGGCCTTCAGGGTGCGGTTGATGGCGTTCTCGGTGTCGGCCAGTTGGCGGAGGGCCACGGCGTTCTTGTGCAGCTGACGGGCGATGCTCCAGGGGAACAGCCACCAGAAGCGGGGGAGGGAGTCGGGTCGGATGATGGTCATGGGATTGTATGGGCGGTGGGAAGGGTCAGGCATTGGAAAGGGCGGCGAGGCGGGCCTTGCGCTTGAGATAATAGCGGCGCTTGATTGCTCGTACCTTATCCGGGTTGCGCTTCTTCCATGCCTTCACATGGATTTGATGTCTGGTTGGATTGCGGTATGCGCTGGCAGGCTGAGGAACTTTGCCAAGCCAAGTTGTCTGGGTTAGTTTGATATACGTCGCCAGTGTCTGCTCGTTGACTCCGAGGGCGGCAGCGGCTTCTCGCTTAGTCTTCCGGGCCGCGTTCAGGGCCGCGATCTGCGGGAGCAGGGCCTCCAGACGGCGGGCGTTGAACAGGGCGATGGGCTTAAGCAGAGGGATGTCGCGACCGAGGAAGGTCACCGAGGTAACGAACTGGAAGTTTGCGTTAGGCATGGTCTTACTTTTGGCGGCGGTACGGGCCGCGGCGGTTGAGGTTGACCCACTGCGTCCCGGTGATGTCGAGCCACTGACGGAGGGTGCACACGGTCGTGTCCAGGGCGGCGGCGGCATCGGCCTGAGACTTGCCGGCGGCGTTGAGCGCGGCGATCTGCGGGAGGATGGCCTGAAGGCGTCGGGCGGCGTACTCGGCCATCGGGCGCTTGAGGGGGATGACGCGACCGGCGAAGGTCAGCGTCTCGGTGTAGGGGTGGTTGGCGTTGGGCATGGTGGGAAGATTAGGCGAGGTGCCAGCAGAGGACGGTGACCTTGGGGTTGGAGTGGGAACCAGCGTCCCGGTACTCGACGACCTGATCGTAGCGGGAGCAGACGTCGGCCTTGGCCTTGGCGGTGACGTACTTGTTGAAGTCGCTGGCGGTGGGCTCGCTGGCGAGGACGACGAGCTGACCGCGGGCGTGGTCGATGCCGTAGAGGGCGTACGAGCCGAGGCCCTTGACGGAGCCGTCTCTGTCCTTGAGGCTGGCGGCCTTGCGGAAGTCGACGACCTTGCGCTTGAGGAGTTCGTGCATGGCCTTATCGAAGACGAGTTCGGCTTTGGGTTTGGTGGGGGTGCTCATGTGTGTGTGGGTGGGAAATTAGCGGTGATGGCGGACGACCTTGGCCTTGACCGGCTCAGGGCCGTTGATGGCCCGGGCCAGTTCGGGGCCACAGAAGGTGACGACGGCCAGCCAGCCGAAGATGATAAGGAAGGACAGGGTGATGAGGGCTTTCATTGGTGGTGCGTCAACATCCTTGGCGGACTGTTCCACATTCGTCAAGCACCTTTCCGCAAATACCCTGTGACCCCATTGAAGAGGTCAGGGCAATTCGTGTCCCTCAGGTCATCGAGGCCCGCCATGATCTGCGTACCCCTACCCGACTGAGTCCACTATGCCCCTAGGGTTGCCTCCGTCAAGGGGCAATAGACCCCTCTGGCTTGCCCTAGGAGGCGTTTTGCCTACTTGGACGACTGTCTAGCCTTCCAGACCCTAACCCCTACCGCCACGGCCACGGCCACGCAACCGAAGGCGAGGGCCATCCCGAAGTCGCGGACGGACTGCAGGGCCAAGGTCGCCGAGGACATATTCCGCTCCAGGCTGGCGGAGTCCGATCTCAGCTTGTCCCCATCAACGACGAGAAGCACAAGCGCATCAGTCGAATGCATGGTGTCTAGGACGTAAGAAGCCGTGTAGGCCGACGCCGTGGCCGTGGCGCCGGCAGCCAGGGTAAGCAAGATGACCGCCCAAAGGAGGTTACTTGCGGCGCTTGGCTGGTCGCTTTGCATCGGTCTTCTTGGTCTTGGGTTTCTTCGTGATCTTGGCCTCGGCCTCGTCGAGCTTTGCGCCGACGACTCGCTCCGCCCACATGGCGATGCGGATGGCCATGAAGCCGGCGACGCCGTTGGCCGCCCAGAGCATCTTCGGGTTGGTCAGGTAATCCGACAGGGCGTACCCGGAGAGGATGGCCACGACGATCGCGGCGAAGAGGTGCAGGACGATTTGGCCGACCTTCATCTTCTCTTCGGTCAGGATGATTTTGACGGCCATGCCCATCATGCCCAGGAGACTGGCGATGCCGGCCTGCTTGAGTTCGGGGGAGATGGCCTCCGGGTCGATAGGGGAAGCGGGAGGGCTCACGAGATGCGGGGGGGCTTGGCGTTAGGCTCGAGCAGGACGCGGCGGTAGTTCTGAGACCAGAGCACGGCGCAGATCATCTTGCCCGTGCGGTCGACCTCAGGCTCTGACATGCCCGGGTGTGCGAGGTGCGTGACCTCGTGGATGAGAACTTCAAGGGAACGCCGAGCGCCAAGCCTTGGGTCTATTTCCAGCTTGTTCTCGCCGATGAAGGCCTGCCCCCAGGCACGCTCGCGGCCTAGGCGTCGGCTGACGACTTTGACCTTAGGCTTGCGGCGGGACATCGTCGGAAGGTTTGTTGACGGAGTCGCGCACCTTGTCGGCCAGCCACCAGAGCCCAAGGCCGGAACAGACCAGGAGCGTGCCGGCGGCGATGTACTCGAAATACGGCGAGTCGATGATGAAGGGAACCGATCCGCAGAAGGCTCCGCAGAGAAGCAGGGGCAGGCCGATACGCGGGCCCATGAAGGCGGTGGTCAACGCACCGACGACGGCGAGTCCGGCACCGACGAGCGTCCATGTCTGGGCGGAGGCGTCCTTCTTCACGCGCTCGACTTCGGCGGTCAGGTCTTCGATTCGCTTGTCCTTCAGCTGCGAGACGCGGAGGGCTTCGGCCTGTTGGGTTTCCAGTTTCTCCCATGCCTTGGTCACGGCGGTGGCGAGTTGCCGACCAAAGGCCATCTGCTTCTGGTAGTCCACAGGGTCGGCCTTGGTCGCCCGGGCCATGGCGAAGGCGATGTCAGACTCGGGCGGAGCAGGCAAATACGACTGGGCCAGACGAGACTCGGCGACCACGACCTTCGGCTTGTCGGCGTTGCGCTCGATTGCCACGAGGGCCGAGGCTACTCGGTGATCCGTCTTATCGAGGTCTTTGCCGAGCGTCTGGACGACGTCAGGCTTGGTCGGGCCAGGAGGCTGGACGGGCAGGGGCGGCAGGGCGTCACCCTTGCGGAACAGACTGCACCCGGTCAGGGCCAGGACGGCGATGACCAGGAGCAGGCGCATGGCTTATTCGCGACCCTTGAGGGCGTCGAGAGCGGCCTTGCCCTTGGCTTCCAGTTCGGAGGCTTTAGCAGCGTGCTTGCGGAAGACGAGAGCACCGGCGACGAAGCCGACGAGGAGGGCGAGGAGTTGGGTAATCATGGTGTTATTCGTTGGGTAAGAGTTCGACGTGGACGAGGGGGCCGAGGTCGGCGGGGGTCTGCGGGGTGGCGAAGCCGTAAGTGGCAATGTTGGGTTTGTCGTTCAGCGAGTAGGAATGCTCGACCTCCCCGAAGAGGGCCGGGTAGATGGTCGTCCAATCCGCTTGGAATAGGCAGGTAACTTTGTAGCGGTACATGTTTAATTCTGTGGGGCTACCCAAAGTTTAGTGTATGTGGCGTTCATGGCAATTCTTGTGGCGGCCAGTGCAGTCTGTCCTACGGCGTGATAAACTGAGCAAATATTAGCTTGGACTCCTGAAGGACCAGCAGTTGTCGAAGCAGCTAGTGTTCCGTTTAGGAAGAGTTGTACATTTCCAGCACCGTCAGATGTAATCTCCCAATCAACGACAATGCCTGTGGTCATGGTAACAGTAGTGTTTACTAGGGTTAGGGTTGTTCCATTGTGAACCATAAGCCTGAATACAGATGCAACGCCTCCGGCTTTTTTCCATCCAATGGCAGGACTTGTTGGGTCTGCATAACTTGTAGAAGGAATAGATCCGCTAGGAGAATTGCCGAGCCACGTTTTATATTCGCTATTAGCGTCACCAATCCATGTTGAAGTTAAATTATTAACACTTCCGGACATTCGAATTGGTCTATTAAACCTAACAACACTTTCTGCTTGTCCGGAACATAGACCAAGGAACTGGCTAGTGTAGGCAATAGAATGACCAGCAGTTGAAACATTTGGTCCGACCATTTGAACATAAGCAGAAGCCGCGGTTCCGACTTGTGATCCAGATCCGCTTGTCGTGGAGAGGAAAACCAAATTAGGACGATAGCCCGGGACCATCATCGCCGTGATGACGTCGTAGGGGTTTGAAGCTACAGTTTGGGAAATCCCTTGGCGAGCCTGAGCATCCGTAGCCAGAGCCGGGACAGCCGCCGTGACAAACGCCGTAGTCGCCAGCGCCGTGGTGTTATTGCCAGCGGTCTGCGTGACTGCCGTCGTGCCGGTGGGCAGGGAAGGCGTGCCGGTGAAGGTCGGGCTGGCGAGGGGGGCGAAGCCAGAGATGGACGCACCCGCCGGGATGGTCACCGTACCCGTGAAGGTCGGGGAAGCGATCGGGGCGTACGTCGTGGCCGCGTCAGCCGTGGTCAGCAGGCCGAGGGCCGAAAAGGTCTTGTTCTTCCAGAGGTCGGTCGAGGACTCGTAAGCCAGGAGGTCGTTGTTGGCCAGCGTGCCGATGGACACGTCGTGCAGCCATTCCAGATGGTCGCCGACAACCACGTTGACCTCGATGCTTCCCGTCGTCGCAGAGCTGTGGCTGACGATGCCCACGGCAACGGCATGGTCGGGAGCCGAAGGACGCGTCGGAGTAAGGCCGCCGGCCACGCTCGGAGAAAGGAACAGTTTGACGCCTTCGGTATAGGCCGACGTGTCGAGACGCTTGGCAAGGCCAGCCGTGCAGACGAGGCCCGAGGCGTTGTTCGCCAGCGTAGCCAGCAGGATGCCGATGACGCCGTCAGCGCTTGCGCCTGAGTTGCCCTGGGCAAGGGCGATGGTAGGGCGTTGGCCCTGAGCGCCGTTGATACGGACGACCGCTCCTTTGTTCAAGGTCGAGCCCGTCTTATTGGTCGCTCGGACGGTAAGGGTCTCGGCAGAGTTGTCCGTCCAGATGGTCGCGTAATCGACCGTCCCGTCCTTGACGATGATCTGGCCGTCTTCCCCGCCAGCAGGAAGGCCGGGTCCGGCGGGCCCAGTGTCTCCGGTGTCACCCTTAGGGCCGACAGGGCCAGTATCCCCAGTGTCGCCCTTGGGGCCAGTTGGGCCGGTAGGGCCAACAGAGCCTTGCGCGCCAGTCGGGCCAGTGGGGCCAGTCGGACCCGCAGGTCCAGGCACCCCGACGGAGCCGTCCAGCGTGCCCGCCACGACCCCCGTGATGGTGCCGGTGATGGTGGACTGGTCTGCGGCAAACGTGCCCGAGATAGTCCCGAAGGTCGAGGCCGTCGAAGTGATGATAGCGTCGGGCATGGTCAGCGCTTAGACCGTGACGGAGTCGATGACGTTGACGCGGAAGAGTTCGGTGCGCGAGATGGTCGAGCCCGGGAAGACGAACTTGATGTCCCACTTGCCGAGGCCGATAGCCCAGTCAGCGGTCGAGCCCGGGTAGGTCACCGTGAAGGACAGGCCGTCGCCGGCCTTGGTCACCGTCATCGCGTAGACGTTGCCTTGGCGGTCTTCGAGGGACGAGCTAAGGGTCGTGGTCAGCAGATTGGCCGGGCCCGTCGCCCCGGGCGTCCAGGTAAAGGTGCAGGCGAAGGTGTTACCCTGCGAGACGGTTACTTGATTAGTGCAGCTCATCGGGTCTTAACCTTGCCCCGATTGGAAGGGGGGGTCAGGTGACCGGGTCTAGCAGGCCGATGGACACAATCGGGTTGTATCCTGTGAAGGTGCTGTCGATGGACTGATAGGCAGGGCCGATGAAGGCGTCCGTCGTGATTGTGAACGTGGCCGACCCTGACATGGTCACGTCCTTGGCCTCAAGTTGTGCGCCGTAAGGCTCGACGAAGTTCTCGGCGGCGAAGAAGTGGTCGAAGGTGCCGGAGATATCTCCGAAAATCATCGAAGGCGGGGAGAAGCCGCCCACTGAGGCTTGGCCTCGCAGGAAGCCGTTACCCTCGGCTGACTTGAACCAGCAGTCAGTGATTGGCGGGTAATACCTGTTATTAGCGGCAGTGGTCGGCGAGATGGTGCTTTGGGCGACAGGATGCCTGACGATTGCCCACGTCCCCTGGTTGATGTCCTCGCCGATGACGTAGCCCATCAGATGCGCGCGTAGTAGTAGGTCGCCGTGGCCGTGCCGAGTTTCAGTCGGTCAGCCCACAGGGAGCCGGTGACGTTCTGGCTGACGGTGAAGGTCGTCGGCGCCGTGATACTGTCGACCGTGATCGTGCCGATGACGAGGAAGCCCCAGACGTTGTCGTCGGGTGTAACCGGGTAGGTGTTGCCTCCGATGATTACAGGGTACTGGTTCGTTGTGTCGTCGGGGTCAGGGTATGCACCTGTGCTGAGAGACGGACCAGCCCGCAGGGTGATGTAGGAGGTCTTCGTCGTCGCGTCATAGTTCGACGAGACGAGCTCAGCGGTAGGAGGATTCGCCACGCCCGAGGTAACGCGGTCGAGTTTGACGTCCGTTCCTGATGCGTAGTCGTCGATTAGGGGGACGAGGTTGTTGATGGCGCCGGACTGGACCTGATACGTGACGGTCGTGGACCCGCCTGACGTACGCAGGGCCACGTTCACGATCTTGAAGGGATGCCCCGGCGATTGGGTCGTGACGCTCGGAAAAGGGTCCGACGTGTCCAGCGTGAAGCCGCTCGACGATGAGTCGAATGTGTAGCCGACTCCGGGTTGAATCTTCATTAGACAGAAGCGTAGACAGAAGCTACGTAGCCGTCGCGGTTGAAGCGCAGCTCGTACTGGACCTTGTAGAGCAGGCCGAAGTCCTCGAAGGAAACCTGAGCCAAGAGCAACTGGTTCTTGCCGCTGATCGTGAAGGACGTGCCCATGTAGTCCGGGACGAGGTTCTTGCCAGCGAAGGTTCCGTTGCCGGAGGTCTTGCCCACTGCGTTGCGGTGGTTGTTCACGAGCGAGGTGCTCGAGGTGTAGAAGACGCCGGATAGCGAGCACTGCGGGGCGAGGTAACTCGTCTTGCCGTAGAAGTCTTTGAACTCTGCCTTCTTGAATCCCTTGAACGCACGGCCAGTGGCGGCTTCAAACGTGGCTCCATTGTTGCCTTGAAACTCAGACGTCCCAGCGACCGCAGGGTAAGCGGGGGTCGCCAGCGAGCCAGTACCGACACCGGCAATCGGAGAGCCGGAGAAGCCGGTTGCCGTCTCGAAGAAGTTCGGGTGCGTCGTGATGTGCTCCGAGGTCAGACCCTGCGAGCCGGTGATCTGCGGGTCTGTGGAACTGGCTCCGCCGTCGATGCCCACGTAGTCCACGGTCAGCGTGGCGATGCCCAGCGCGTCATAGACGATGCTGTAACGGTGGGCGGCGCAGTTGGCGTTGATGGGGCAGGTCGAGCCTCGGTTCACGACCGAGCCGAGGGAGGCGGATTCGTCAGCCTTCCAGACCACGGTGGCCGTCAGCAGGCCGTATCCGTCGTCGGAAATCTTGGCCCCTGGCTGCTGGACCGGGGTCGTGAGGGCGTTGCCGTTCTTTACGATAGCCATAAATTATTTGCCCATCAGGAGGGCGGCGCGGGAGGGGGTGGTGTTCATCCAGGAGGTCGCACCGGGGTCGCCCGCGATCTTCTCGAGCAGGCTGTTCGTCTTGCGCTGCTCTTCGAGCTGGGCGTTCATCGCCTCGATTACTGGGTTGGCGCCGACGCCGACTACATTGGAAAAGCCTTCGGGGCCTTTGAAGCCTCCGGCCTTTTGTATAGGCTTGGATGTGTCAATGTCTTCAACAATCCTCTTTCCCTCTGGAGAGTTCTTATAAAAATCAAGGGCGTCCTGCTGTAGTCCTTTGTCCCGAGAGATGCTGGAAATGCTTTCTCCGGCCGCCAGACGGCGCTTAAACTGATCGGGTAAGACGAAGTCCTTGAACTCAGTGCTGGTAAGGACTTGCTTGGTAATCTCGGCACGGCCCTCCTCGGCGAGCCGCTGCTCTTCTTTGAGTTCGGCGCGACGCTTGAAGAATGCAGCGGCCTTCTGCTCCTCGCTCGTGGCGAACTTGCTTTCTCCGCGGGCCAGCAAATCAAGGCCGTCACGGGCGTCCTGTTTTGCTTTTTCGATTGCTCCGGTGATGTAAGAAATCGCACCCTGTAGAAGGATCATCGGAGCGGTGAAGCCGAGGAAGATGTCCTTGAACGCCGTGCTGAACTTCTTCTGGATGTCCTCGACCTGCTTGGAGAAGGACACTGTCGCCGACTTGGCCTTGTCCATCGCCTGCGGGACGTCGGAGGTGGTCTTGATGTTGACTGTCAGGTCTTGGGCCATGTCAGGGGGTGCTTTCCTTTGCAGGATTGGAAGCAGACGCGGCGGCGGCTTCCTTGGCTTCCTCTTCGGCCATGAAGGCTTCCTCCTCGGGCGACATGATCGCCACGTCCGCACCCTTTCGGATAGCCAGGGCGGAGTTGAGCCAGATAGCCTGACACTCAGGCATCTCCCACGCCCGCTGTTCGGGGATGCCCGACGCAATCAGGTTAGCGACGATGGACAGCGGCCAAGGCACGCCCTTGTCCCCGCCACCTGACTTGGTCTTGGTCTGCTCCCAGAACTTGGGCCAGTCGGCGACGAGGATGTAGCCGGCGAAGGCTTCCAGCAAGCGCTCAAACTTGGCGGGGTTACGCTGAAGGCTAAGGATGCGCAGCTTGTCGACCCAGCCGATGGCTCCGCCCAGGGGTTCTTCGGCGCACACTTGGCAGGCGAAGATTAGGTCCGCAGGGGTGATGCCGCGGGAGCCGGTGACGAGCGGGGAGTCAAAGGCCATCAGGCGCACCCGGTACTTCAAGCACCAGGGGTAAAGAGTTCGACCCAGAACCTTGAAAGGAGCCGGGTCGACGTAGGCATTGAGGAAGCGACGGTCCACTATCCTCTAGACTGCCCCCCTTTCGGGGGTGTCAATTACGCAGGCGTGATGCCTTCGTAGTCAATCGCCGTGATCGTGACGGCGGTAAAGCCCTTGTTCGAGCCCTTGTCGTCAATCTTGGTGATGGTCCCGACAAACGACGCGGAGGCCGAGCCTGCCGGGTAGGCGGAGGCGGTGTTCACCGTGAAGGAAAGGGCGGCGCCGAGGACAGGCATGGTCGAGGTCTTTGCGATGCCTTCGATGGTGATCTCGCTCTTGCGGTCATCCAAGCGGTGGGTCTTGGTGATGCCCGTCTCGTCGACCACGGTGACGTCAGCGTTAAAGGAGGACGAGAGGCTGTAGCTCTGGACGAAGAGGTTTGCGACAGTGCCCGCGACTCCGTAGATGCAGGTGGTTCCGTTTGAGATGGCGGCCATTTGTAATTGCAGGCTTTGGAATTGGCTCAGGCGGGCAGGACAACCAGCACGTCAAAGGCGAAGGAAGTCGCCCAGGAGCGCTCGTCGATGCCCTCGTCTTCTGAGACCACGGTCACGTCGTAGCAGGCCGCGTCGGTCGATGTGACGAAGGCCGCCTTGATGGAGGTCAGGTCACGCATATTGCCGGACAGGGCGGCGCAGCGGGCACGGTGATCGGCGAGGGTCGTGTCGTCGGCGTTCGAGAAGAGGGTGATGCGGACCGAGCAGCTGAAGTTGCCTTCGCCTTCGGGGAGGTCGTTAGGGGAGCGGGCGGACTCGCAGAGGACCACGGCCTTGGGCAGGGTCTGGGTTGCGGCGCTGTCGCCCGTCAGGAAGGCCACGGTGGTCAGCCCGGTCTGGGTGGATAGGTAGGTGGCCAAGGTGGCCTCTACGATGTGCCTAATGCTCTTCGTGCCCATTGTACCTTTGCCCGCTTTGGTAGGGAAAGGGGCTTGACGGGGCAGGGGGCTAGGCTTTTGCTTCAGGAGTTCCACCGATGCTCTGCCAACAGGACCCAGTACTTGCCGCGTTCTTCTCAATCTTCGAGGACGCGGTCCCGCGTCAGCCCAAGCGCCGTTCGCCCAAGGTTCGCCGTGGGCCTATGCTGGCCCGCCTGTATGCTGGCGAGACCCCTGCATCATATGTCTGCGAGCCCAAGGTCGACGGCCTCCGCGTCCTGATCACTGCGGACCTATCCCGACGCGTCGTGCGCTTCGAGACCCGCAACGGCAACCCGATGCCCTCCCTCGACCATCTGGCCGACGAGGTCCTCGACCTCCTGGCTGGCAAGGACGGCGTCTGGCTGCTCGACGGCGAGGCCGTGTCCGGCAAGTCCTTCTTCACCTCGGTAGGTGCCCTCCGCTCGGAACAGTCCGCCGACGATGCCCGGGTCTGGTTGTTCGACCTTCCCTCCGTGGAGGGCGATTACAGCACCCGCCGTGCCTCGCTGGAGGCTTTGTTTGCTCAGTCCTACCCTACCTCCCTCCTGCTCATCCCGAGCGTGTCATGCACCCCAGAAGAAGCCTTTCTCCGCTTTACCGCCGAAGGCTTCGAAGGTGCCATAGTCAAGGACACCACCGCCCCCTACTCCCACGGCCTTCGCTCCAGGGCTTGGCTCAAGGTCAAGGACGCCGACACCACTGACGCCGAGATCGTGGACGTGGTCGAAGGCACGGGCAAGTGCGCCGGGATGGCTGGCCATATCGTCGTGCGCTGCGGACGCCGCCTCGTCAATGTCGGCACCGGCATGGATAACGCCACCCGCTCCGCACTGCTCGCTGACCGCTCTCAGCTCATCGGCCAGACCGCCGAGGTAGACTTCCAGATGAAGACCCCGAACGGTTCCCTCCGCCACCCGGTGTTCGTGCGGGTTCGCGGGGACAAGTAATCACATCCCGTTCTTCTTGGCGGTTCGGGCGATGAACTTTTCAAGGTCCTTCTGCATCATCTTATCCCGATTGCCTAGCGCAAGTGTCAGTGTGTCAGCCGCGTCGGCGATATAGTTGACGTTGCCGAGGAGGTTCTTGATCTGGATGAAGACCTCCTTGACGGTATAAGTCTGCGTGGCCGATCCTAGCCCGCCGTGACGGGCCACCCACATCGTGTCTCGCAGCTTGGCGCCGAAGCGTCCGCTTGCGACGTTGGACTGCATCGGAGGCTTGAGCATCGTCAGGGCCCGAAGCCATCCGGCCTTAGTCTTGCCGACGGCCATCTGGCGTTCCCTGATATACTCATCGAGTTCTTGCTTGGACTCAACCAGGAGACGAGGGACGCCGATGCGCTGGCCTCGCTTGATGCGTCCGCCGAACTTGGCCTTTACGCGGTCATGATGGCTACGCAGGTCTCGGGCATAGTCGAAGCCGTATTCGTTTGCGGCAATCGGCACGCGGTTAAGGTAGTTCTTCGCCTTCAGGAACGCCCGGTCATAGTTCTGGTCGTTCAGGATTTTTGTCATGATCGGCGAGATGCGTAAGGTCTCGATGCGAGACTTCTTGATAATCTTATCAAAGGACGCGCGGTTGTTCGTCTGGGTCGCATGAGCCAAGCTCTGGAAGACGATGGCTTTCTGGCTGTTGATGTTTCGGTCCCCTACGGCCACGAAGATTTTGCGGATGTCTCCGGCCACGGCGCCTTCGCCCGCCTTCTTGGCCGCGTTGGAAAGACCTTGCCCGCCACCTGCTGCCATAGGCGCAGTGAAGACCGCCAAGTCCTGGCATAGGAGCATGGCTTGCTTTGTGGCCGCGCTCTGGGCGTCCATGCCGATTTCGTTGGCTACCCGAGTCAGCGTGGCGTTGAAATCTGCCAGCGACTTGCGCGGGATGCTGACCTCTACCACGGCGGGTTACTGGTTATCGTCGATGACGACGAGCGTGATCCATGCCGACCCGGGCTTGTAGGTCTGGCTCGTGATGCGGACGGTCTTCCCGCCGGCCACAATCTTCTTCCCCTGGGCAAGGCTGGCGATGGGGGCACCCGAGGACAGTAGGGCCGCCGATGCCCCAATAGACCCGTCTGGCTGGCTCCAGGAGGCCGTTACAGCGGGGAGCCTGACCGAGTACTGGGTCCGCTCCATATACCCCCCTGCTTCGAGCACGGTCGAGACGGCGGGGTCGGAGATGAGGCAGGAGAAGGTGATGGCCCCAGAGTTGGCCGACCCGGCCACGCCGAAGTCCGCCACCATCT